TCATATAGAATTCATTTCTAATGTCCTCCATCCATAAACAACTTATGTCCGATTCGAATACATTAAACTTTGTAATGTCATCGAATATCCTAAAATCTAAATCCAAAGTTAATGTTGGTCCTTCGATAGACCTTTGAGCAATTATCTTACCTGCAGCCCAATAAACAGTTTTATTAATCCCACACTCTTCATCTAATAAAGTTTCATTAACCTCATCAAATAAAGATAAGAATCCAAATTGTTCGTAGTATTTTTTAGTGTATTGGTCGACAAAGAATATTGTCTTGAAGTTAGGGTAGTAATGTTTAATAAATAACAAACAAGACAGAGTACATAGTACTTCTGCCTTGGTTTGTTTGAACGTTCCGTCTTTATTAATGTCTTCAGCAACCCAAATTACAGTCATGGGATAAAAATAATCAATACCCTAAGATAAATAAAGGGAGACAGTCTCACTTTATTTATTCTAAAATTAGTTGACTCGGGTTTCTATCTCCACCGTCCGTAATTAGACGGTATGTTTTTATTTCACCTAAATCAGGGAAGCTAATCTGTTCTACTGTAATACCCCATTTGGAAACTTGTTCATTAACTTCTGGCATAACTATCAATCCCAAGTCAACCAATTCTTCCCACATAGTGTTTTCAACCATATCTCTAATAACACCTTGAGTTGTATCAACAAGTACATCATTAGCATGCATTACTCCTAATAAAAACTTCTTAACATCGTGAATGTGATACCTAACAATACTGGTCAATACAATCGACTTATCATCGAAAGATGTAACCGTTTGTGGTTTCAAGTTTACCGTTTGAGTAATGACAGGTGTAGTAATAATTTGGTCAAAGAATGGAATCTTGAAATTTAATCCAGGTTTCACAATTCTTTTGAACTTACCAGTAGTTAAATGAACCCCTTCTTCCCATTGGTCTACAATTTTGAACGGAAGAATGTCATGAATAAAAGTTACAAAAAGGTCAATAAATTTGTCGAACATATATTTTGGGTTTGTTGAACAACAAAGATAGGACTTTTTTGGGACTTGTCCAAATAAAAAACCCCGACGTAGAAACGTCAGGGTTAGTTGGCATTCAGGTTGAGAATACACCTTTCAATGAGAGACTTTACAGGAGATTATTTATTTCCTCCGATTTCCACTTCCTTTTGAGAAGTACCTCTCAGTCACGGTCAATTAGATTAACCAATCCTAAAGTCGTAATATACTCTGTTTTTACTCATCACTCTTCGAGACTGCCGCCCCAATTAATCCTTGCGAGACTAGAGAACTTTTAAAACAATCGTATTGGGTTTGGGACCCTTTACGGCCATGAACAACTCATGACTAAGTAGTGACCTGTCTATCACGACTGACGAACACTTTTCCTTTGTTTCTTTTATGATTTGTTAGAATCCTTATTTTAACAATAGGGGTTGATAGTGGATGATAAATGTAGCGGTCCGTCAACCAGCCATCCCATCTTTTGAACGAGACGATACTGAACTACACTTTGAAGTCTCCCGACCTCCATATTTCAAGTCAACTACATAACTTCTACCTTGGTAGATGAGAAGTAAGGAGAACAACAGCACCACCTGTACGAACTCTTACCTTTCGGTTTTAAGTCAACTCTAATATTGAACTCCGCAATTGTATAGTTGGATGACCATACTTCTCACAACAGTTCTACAGGTTACTCTTGTTGGTGTTCCCACCTCAACCAAACGACCCACATCGCTCGGTCATCAAATCACTTTCCCTATAGTGTTACCCTCGGTACTTAAGACTCAATGATGTCCTGCCTGTCTACTCGAGTTCCCTTTCGGAAACCGCAACCCACCCTAATCGAGAGTGAACCACTTTATACCACTTTCATGGTTTATTTTATGGACTATAGACCGCCCAATTTCTTTATCTTTGTCTCAGAATCAACCCGAAGGTCTCATCATCAACATATTTTAAGAAAATATTTTATATTCAAAGAACGTATTCAAAATTAATGAAGGAGGAGTTGACCTTACCGAAGTAGGATTTCAACCCTCTCCTTCATTTGTTTCACAAAGGTAGATGAAAGTTTTGAGACTATCAAATTTTTATGAAACTTTTTTTTGACTGATGATTTTAACGAATTCATTCTTCCTTGATAGTATCACCTAACTATCTTGTTGACCCCCTACTCTCAATAGGACGGGCTAATTCGTCTGTTTGTCAAAGAAACCATCAGTTTTACCTGAAAGTTTGTTTTGGGTAGGAAACCTCGATTTTACGAACCTATGGTCAACCTGTCCCAATTGTTTTACAAAGATATGAAGAACTTTTCAATTAATCAAATAGTTTGTAAAACTTTTTTTTGTGAAATTTAATTCACGTTGTTGCGGGAGATGGATTCGAACCACCGACCTAAAGGTTATGAGCCTTCCGAGCTACCACTGCTCTATCCCACGGTATATTTTTAAATGATTACTTCCCACTTCCCCACGGTCACCTATCCACGTCATGCGCTGGTTGTACCAGCGGGTGTAATCAATATTTTAATGTTAAAGAACTTCTGATAAAAAATCCCACAAGATTAAGAAGTTTTCTCAAACTCCACACTCATGGGATTTGTTTCACAAAGATAGGAAAGAATTCTCATTCTATCAAATCTTTTTTTATTGTGAGTTTTGGGGGTGTTGACCTTTCGGTCGAGTTATATAAATATATCCTTGTTTCCCAAAGGTTTTACAAAGATAAAAAATATTTTTAAAAAATCAAATTTTATTTTGAATTAAATTATAACCGTTGGGGGCAATATCCGAATCTTCTCCAGGTACTTGATAGAAGTATTCGTCCCATATCTTATCAGAATATAGGAGATTAGTGTTTTTTATTTCTAATAATTTCCAATCCATTCCTTTATCTGCCTTTCCAACATTCATCATCCAATCATGTATTTTTTTAGCCCCCTCAGGCCAAACAACGTATGCTAACGACGAAGGTTCTAAATCTATTAACCAAAAAGCATCTAATTGTTTTTCAACAATACTCTCAAACGTGAAATTAATATCTTTCTTTATTTTAACATCATCCTCAAAAATAAAATACGGTAAATTCTGCTCAGAACATTCTTTCAATAGATTTAGATGAGTTAAGGTATTACCATAGATACATTCTTTTATTATACCCCACTCTTCAAACTCATTATTTAAAAATAATTCTTCAATCTCATCCGTAACAATTAAATCACGTCCATCAATTGCATCATAAAAAGAAAACTTTAGATTATTTTTTTCAAATAATTCCGAAATTTTTTCCCTCCTATCCTGTCTTCTTTTTAATGAAATAACAAAAATTTTATAATCCATATATTATATAACTATTTTTTACTTTATCCATAATATTCTTTAAGTATAAAGTTTAAAACTTCCCCCATTGAGATTTATGTTTATTTTCTTCCGAAATTTTAAATCCCAACCAAATCTCTTTCAATATTGATTTAATCTTTTTCATAGTATTTATTAAGTATGAAGGTCAAAATTAATGAAAATATCTTTAATGTCAAAACTTTAATTGACAAAAAATCCCAATCAATAGGTATGATGGGTAAAACATTTGACGATTCGTTTAATGGTTTATTATTCTTAATGGAAGGTAATAAACAATGTTTTTGGATGAAAAACTGTATTATTCCTTTAGATATAATCATTATAAAGAACAATGTGATTGTAAATATACATCACAATTGTCCTCCATGTAATGATGAATTTGATTGTCCTTCCTATTGTGGGAATGGTAATATTATATTAGAAATTGAGGGTGGTTCTTGTGAAATACTTAATATCCAAGCTGGAGATAGTATCACTTACGACCTATCTTAATCCTCAGAAGAATTCTTAGACTCCGCAATTTTTTCTTTTAATACTTTTTGGAATTCGTTTGCAATCATTTTTGTAAACTTGACAGATGGTGAATCATCTTTTTCAGAATCATATCTATACTGTCCTTGTGGTGGCCTCTTTCCTCTACCTAAGTAGTTAAGTCCTGATATGTTAGTAATACATTTGTGCCCACCCGAGTTGGATTGAATAAGGTCCCAAGCATTAATTCCAATTTTGTCCATCAATGAGATTTCTTCTTCAGATAAATCACTGAATGGTTTCTCCATCATTTCCTCAATTCTACCTAATATTTCTTCTCCCCCATCCATAAACATGAATTTACCACCGTAAAGAGCATCAAAATCTTTAAAGGTAAACCCAACACTTTCAGGTCCTGTACTTGTCTCACTAACCCACTTCATAGTTGATAGTGGTATCTTTCTCTCCTTTAATTGGTCTTTCCACTTACCGATTACCTCTTGAGCTATTTCCCCAAGATTAACACCTTTAAGTTCTCTTTCTTTCTTAAATGGATTACAAGAAGCTTGAACAAGTCCCATCGGCCACGCCATGATGAGAAAGTCTGCTTCAGGATTATTTCTGAATGGTGTATATCTGTCGTAAGACCCAGGTTTAAACATACTACCCCCACCATATTGGAAGATAATGTTATCAGACACCGTTGGGTAGTCCTTCATTTTGTCGGCATAATCTTGCGCATTTTTTTGTAGGTCTTCAGGTTTTGCTGCGTTTGTTCTTGTCATCCAAGTTTTAATGTTATTAAGTATCGACATTAAAGATGGTTCAGAATCCATAACCAAAAATTCTAAGAATCCTGGTTTGTTTTTAAACGCTAAAAGTAATTTGTTGATTACTAACCCCAACAACATTTTGTTTCTTTGGAGCGAGGAATCTTTATCTATTCTGTAGATGTAGTTAACAACTTCTTGTGGTGTTATGTCATGTTTGGCATAATCCGCAGAGTCTACAGTATTAATTAGTAAAATATCTGACGATGGGAATAAATCAGTTGGTGACACGACTTGTGAGATTGTTTCAACGTTTGAACGAGCTCCTCTAAATTGTTTTGATGTTCCTTTCTCAACCCCAACTTGTTTGTCGTGGTGGTCAGTGTGAATCACAAACATTGGTTTACCGTGAGCAAAGTCAACAAGGACTGGCATTATATCACCTTGAGCATCATTCTTTTTAACAGAGAACTCTTTGTCACCGTATTGAATGATATGTGCACCTACAACATCAATACCATTATCTTCAAGGTATTTCTTCATTGCAATTGCCGTTGTTACACCGTCCAAATCTTGGTGGAAATAAATCTCCGCCTTTTGATATCTCTCCTTAAGAGCATTGATGTTTCTAAGTCCTGTTTCTGATAATATTCTTTTCATTAATTAACTAAGTTTGTCACCAATCCAACTAATGATTTTATCAAAAATATCTTGGTCTAACCCTAATTTATGTAAGGCTTTATATGTGTCAGGTCCTGCAATTCCATCAGGATTTACTTTTTCAGCCTTTTGAAACATTTTAAGACCTTCAACTGTTTTTGGTCCCCATAACGCATCTACAGGTACTTGATATAACTTACCGTTAACCATTACCTTTTTCATTTTAAAATAATCATTAAGAGCCGTTTGAAATTCAAACACATCCTGTCCACTCATTTGATTTTGTTCCTTAATAACTCTCTTAACAATATTAGTTAAATCAGACTCTGTTAGTCTTATAATTTTCTTTGCCATTATATATTATTTAATTTACATTCCAGGGATTGGATTCATTTGTCCTGTAAACAATCCTCTTAAAAATTTAGCTAATGGGTCAAGATTTGGTTCTGAACTTGTGGATGAAGACGTACTTTGTTGATTATTTGTTTGACCTTCAACTCTTTCTGAACCAAATTGGTCTTCAAAGTTTTGTTTAGCTTCAGGTGTTTGATTATATTCATCAACTTTTTTCATAAAATTTTCATCACCCATTTTTTTAGATAATTCTTCCGCACCTACCCAGTTACCTAAACCAACATAATCAAGGAATCCTAACCACCATTTTGTAGATTGCATTAAAATTCTTAATCTTCTTTGGGATGGACTTCTAAATAATCTTGGAATCCCCCCAAAAAATACATTTGTAAAGAACCCTGGTTTAGTAAGAGTGGCGGGATTAAATACTTTTTGAGTTTTAAGATAATTTTTTAGAAGTTCAACATCTTTGACAGCGGCAGTTCCTTTTTGGAAGTTTTTTGCAAGAACCCCAGCTCTTTTTTGGAACATAACACTTTTTTTACCAGCATTACTTAATAATTGGAAATAACTTTTTATTGTGTTTTTCATTCCTTTGAAAGGTCCTGCAGGTATTTCATCAATTGTTTTAATAACTTTCTCACCGAAAGACCCTCCCATTTTCTGAAGGAAAGTTCCTATTACACCTGGTTGTTTGGCTAACTGTTCTATAGTTTCAGTGGCTGCTCTATATTCTTTACTACCTACAGCAGCTCCTTTAGAAAGTTTTATTGCAGACTCTAAAGCCTTAACAGATGGTCCTCCAACTTTTAGTGCCCCCAATACAGGTTTTGCCACAAAATCACCTGCATATGGTATTGCCCCAACAATTGATAAAACTCCAAAAAGAGTATCTCCTTGAATAAAGTATGATGTTGCATTAACAATATCAACAATAGGTGTTGGGTCAATAATACCCAAAATATCCATTACTGTATTGTACCAAGCGGCTTCGTTAATTAGTTCACCATTCTCATCTGTATGTTCTGAAAGGGTGTTCACCTTAATTAAGGCAAATTGACGTTCAGTAATTATAATTTCAGCCATTTATAGTTTTCTTAATAAATATTCGTATAAACAAAAAAAAGGGTCGTATGACCCTTTTATTATAAATCTAATTCGATTTGTTTTTTCTTATCTATAAAAACTTGTACTCTATCTTTAGCAACTTTCGAATAATTCTCACTTAATTCAATACCAATCCACCGTCTTCCACTAACCTCAGCAGCGACTAAACTTGTACCACTACCTACGAAAGGGTCAAGTACCACGTCGTTTCTATAGGTTAATATTTTAATGGCTTTCATTGGAATATCCATTGAGAATGTTGCCTTAGTCTGTTGTTTGGTGTCGGCAAAGTATTCCCATTGACCATATACCAAGCTCATAAACTCTTTCTTGTCTTCATCTTGATACATCATCTTTTGTTTGATTGTACCATCTTCTTGTTCTAAATCAACCAACTCACCTTTCCATTGCGGTTCTCCCTTAACTTTTTTGATTCGGTCTTTCTTGTAGGCTAAAATAACACATTCCTTAGGGTTATATATATAAGGACTACTTGGTGACATCCATGAACCCCATGCTGTGGTTTTACTTCTATGTGGTGAGTTTTCGTCAAGGTCTACAAGTCCGTAGAATTGAAACCCAACTTTTTTCATTATGGACCAAAACTCAGACATGAATAGAATTCTACCACCTCTGTCTTGAACATTAACTTCATAAGGAATGTTAACAGCAATCCTACCATCATCTTTTAATAGACGATATGTATTAGATAACCATTTTTCAGTAAACTCCCAATAGTCTTCCATCGTCATTCTATCGTCATGATTATCATAATCGATGCCTACATTGTATGGCGGAGAAGTAACCACCAAGTCAACAGTAGACTCAGGGAGTTTTCCCATTTCAATAATACAGTCTCCTTGAATGATTCTATTTGTTTCTAACATTATAATTTACCTTCTTGTTTTAATTGTTCTCTTATTTTAGTGGCTGAGATATCACTCACCTCTTGTGGTGGTAAATGTTCTATGATATCATATCCAACTCCTCTTCCGAAGTTTACCGATTCAACATCAGGTATTACCATTACAATAACTCTTCCCTCGTGAATTAAGTTAAATAATTTAATGGTTATGTTATCATGTACCTCTTGTGCGGTAAATGGGTTCTGTTCGTTAGGTTCAATGTCTCTAATACAAATTAGAACATTCTTACCTTGTTCAAGTCGTTGGTCGATTAACCACCTGTGTCCATCGTGCCATGGTTGCCATCTTCCGATAAACATTGAAAACTGTTTACCAGGATTATTCTTTAATTTAGGGTCTCCCTCTATGTGTATTTTTTCCATCTTATCTTTTGAATATTTTTTCAACACATTCTGCAACAGTGATGTTATCAGTACACATATCGATATAATTTTCTGTTGGCGGTTCATAATCCTCAACAAAGAATTGTTCCCTACCTCTTACTTCTGAGGTATGAACATAAACTTCTTTTATCGCATTTTCAAGTTTAACTTTAAATAATTCTCTTTGTTCTTTATATGGTGATACTAAAGAAACTAAAACATTTTGTCCTTTTGAGTGAAGATATTGAGCTAAATGTTGTGCTAATTGTATATTCTTCATCCGACCTTCTTTAGAGTAATCTTTATTATTGAATAATTCTCTAATATCATCACCGTCAATATGGAACCAATCACTAAAGTATCTTAACTCCATAATTGATTTAGCTAATGTTGTCTTACCTGAGCCAGGTTGTCCTGTTAACCAATAAATCATAATTCTAAGTTTTTAATCTTACGGTCCAAATAGAACGAAGCCTTCTTTAGGTCTTCTAATTCTTTTGCTTGGTCTTTCTTACCAGCCCTTGCAACATACTTAACTACGTTGAAGATGTAGGCGTCTTTATCAAGTCCCCAAGCTTCACATACTTTTATTACTTCGTATGGATTGTTTTCCCCACCATAATGGTTGGGATGGTTTACCATTT